GACCCTTAGAAGCTTTTTTCTTAGGGGAACGACCATGTCTATATGTTCCTTTGTAAATCTCAGGTTTTCCTGCGTATTCCCAATCTGAATTAATCATATTCCAAGTATCGACACCAAAAACCTCAACAGGAACATTTTTATCGTTTACTTTTGCTGAGATAATACGAAACTCACCAACCCATTTAAATAATTCAATTAAATCATTTTTTGCTTCTACAAACCCAATATGAATTTGATTATTGCCATGAATAAGTAATGATTTAGATTTTAAATTTCTAAAATAAAAATCATTATTAATAACATTATATAATTCTGCAAAATTATGTTTAAGCACAATATTTCCTCTATACTTAATCACAATAGATTCAATAGGCTCTATCTTGCCGTCTAACCTACAATCACCTTTTCCGTAAACTATCTTCATAATGATAATATTTTATTTACTACATTAACAACATCTGTAATATTTAATACCCCATCATTGTTAATATCAGCTTCTTCAAATTGTTGTTCTGTTAAGCCATCATCTCTAAATCCAAGTATTATCCCTACCATGATAATAATATCCACAACATCAATATTCCCATCTAAATTAACATCTCCCCCTAAAATAGTTGTATCTGTTTGTTCATCATCTTCACCCCAAACTAAAATAAATCCACTTGTTGGAGAATTGCTATAAATATTTTGTTCATTATAAATAGAGTTATTAAATGATTGTACCGTAACTGCAACAGATTCATTTTGAGGTAGTCCAATTTCTCCTAAATTAACAATATGGTTAAATTGAAAATCCTCTATGGAATTATCATAAATAGCATCTGATTCATAAAGTACAGGACTGCTTCCATTAATTTGTTGCCCATAAATAAAAACCTTGTAATACGCATTATTAATGGTGTTTAAGTCTAATTCAGGAATATACTCATGAATATTATTTGATTTATTCCATATAATGTTTAATGAGGGATTTACAACTTCTTGTATTGGCTCAGATGATATTGTAGATATTACTACATTTAAATCATTTGCACTAAAGTCTAAATTTGCACTTGAATCCCCTGTAAAAGAAAAAGTATCACTATATAGTGATAATATATTTACAGAAGAACTATAAAATAATTGATAAACCTCATGTATTCCAGAATCATTAATTAAATCTAATATCTCTTGAATGTCTGTTTCTTCTTCATAACTAAAATCAATATTTATGAAATCCCCTTGTTGTAATGAAGTAAAATTTTCATTAAACAGATTATCGTCAGTATAGAAATATATCCTTATGATTCCATCAGACCAAAGAGTAATCCTAACAACTCTATCTGCACTTAATATTATTTCAGGCTCATCTATTATTTCGTTTATCTCAATAGGAATAGTAACATTATCCCCATGAGAAGTTATTTCAACAGGGGAAATTTCAATGGGAAAAAAACAAGAACCAAAATTACCATCAACCTGTGATGTATTCGCTAATGGGTTGTAATTAATTGCTTGTTCATTTAAACACCCAAATACAGTTTCTGGTTCTTCAGGGATTTCTTCTTCAATATATTCATTATCACTAAAATTATGTAGTTGATATAAACTTAATTCTACCTTATCTAATGATTTTTTTACTTTATTTACAAAAAACAAAGGAAGTATTTGCTGTCCGTTTCGTTCTTCTACAGAAGTATAGTCTTCACCAAAAATTTTACGACCTTGAATAAGTTTATCAAATCCAACAATATCACCCAATTCAAATGTTAGATAGTTTAATGGAAGTGTTATATTAATTATATTATGTTGATTAGCGTGTAATCCTGCCAAATATTTAGCCAAGTTTGTTGCCGTTTCTTCATCACGAATATATTTTGATTCAAATACAAATTCTTGGTCAAAATCATCACCAAAATCCTCATTGACATAGCCACTCATTGAATTACCAGCTTGATTTGGAGTTACATCTCCTGTTTCTTTTGTAAAGTCTTTAAGACCATAATCATAATGATACTTAACATTTACACGAGTATATACCTTTTCAATCTTTGTTCTATCATATTTATAGTTTAAAATATCTTCTGCTTTGATTCTTTTTGAAGGATATACATCGGAAGATTTATAACCATCACCATCTCCATCTTTCCATTTTATACTCTTAACTCTAAACTCACCATCTTTAAAGTACGGATATAATGGTGTGCTTTGACTAAGTTCTTCTATTAACTTCTTAGAGTTTATTTTCTTATCGATTGTAAAGGCATATTTTCCAAGTTCTATATCATTACTTACTGTATTAATCAATTCCTCGCCAAAATCCAATTCTAAGAGTATTTCGGTGTATATAGCTTGTGATGAAGGTTCAGCATCACCTCTGCCGATGACATGAGCGTAAAAAGTTTCATTTTCAATTCTTTTATTAAACCAATATCTAAAATCAATATCTTCTGTATGTAAACCAAGCATAATGCTTGGCACTAAACCTGTATTTTTAACTTTAAAATTAATATAATTAAATGTATTGCTATTACTATTTGGTGTTTCATATTCTGCATCATGTTCTAATACATACAAACCATCTAATGCTTCTTGCGTGGTAATTCCATGTATTTTATTATCATTAAATGTTCCAATTTCTAAATCTGATTCTAATAAATTTCCACCAACACCACCAGTATTAATGACAGAGCCTTGTACTTCTAAAAACCCTTTAATTTTAATCGCTGGAGAATCAAATTCAGATGGTTGCTCATAAAGTATTTTAACATTAAATTCATCATATTGTGCATTTTCAAATGAAAATTCAGACTTTAATACACCACTAAAACTAAAAAAACCATCTATATCTGTAGATATATTAGTATTAATAAAATCAAACTCATCTTTATCTGTTACATGGATTTCTTTTACAGGTGGTATAAATTCGCATTGTACTAAATCATCATAAGGCAAATTTCTATCATAATAATCTCCAGTATTTTTCTTACTATCAACTTTAGATATTATATAGCATCTCCCACCTGTAACTTCGTAAATAAAATCTATATTATGATGAGTATCATCAAAAGTGTCCTGACCATTATCAGATAACTCATTTAAATCCCATTGTTGCTCTTTATGTACTATTAAATAATTATTTGCACCCCTATCATACAATCTTAAAGGTATTTCATTTACAAAATCAACATCAATAGAATCAAATATTACTTCATAATTTCCCCCAATACCATTAGCAACATTAATTGCTATTTCCTCACCTGTCGTTTTTTTATAAATAGATGGTGAATTATCAACTTCACCAAAAACTATAGGTATTAATTGAGGTTTCCTTTTTTTATTAGCTGAATTTACTTCGTCTGAAACTGTATTTGTCGGCAAATCTCGATGCAATTTATCTTGTGATAAATCCTCGCAATTTAAAGTAACCTTGTCCTCGTCTTGTGAAAATGAACGAACAATATAAGTACCAGCTTTGTAACAATCATCTAAATTTAAACAAGATTGTGAAGCATAGTAAATATTCACCTCTTTATTCATTAAAGTATTTAATGTATCAGAGAAACGCTCTCCATCTTCTTTATAATCGCTTATACTTAGGCTTACAGACGAGATTTTGTATTTTCGTTGTTCTATATCAAGTGATTCAGAAATCGAAGGGATATTAAGCAAAATTGGTTTATAATATTTATCGTCAAAAGTAATCTTTTGCGTGGAAATACAAATGTCGTCACCAATAGTAACTAATACAAAAGTAGATAAATGTTTACTTTCTATGTCATTAAGAAATGCCAAAGTCTGCACCTCGTCTTACTGCTTCTCTAATAGATTCTGCTAATTCGTTTTCTACAAAATCAGGACTAATCATACCACCATTAATACTTATATTGATAGAACCACCACTACTTTGTCCTTGATTCATGCGATTAAGATTCTCGACACCGATAGCAGATACAGCATTTCGACTCATAACAAATTCACCTCGTTCTGCTTCGATTATAGTACCACCCTGTGAATGTCGTCTGCCACCGACTAAACCACCTAATGCAAACTTTTCAGCTTGTGCTTGTGCTATTTGTTGGTCAATAGTAGCTATTCTTTGCATCATAGAAGCTAACATAGCAATACCACCTGTAAAACCTGCAACCCCTCCTTGTGCAAAAGATTTTGAAGCACCTGCAATACTATCGGCAACTGCTGCTAATTTAGCAAGTTTTAATCCTTGCACAATTCTATCTTTATTATCACCTGCCATCGCAATCATCGCCTGAGATACAGCATTAACTGCTCTTGCACTTTGCTGTGCATTGGTAGTTATATCTTGTATTTCTTCAGGAAGTAAGCCTAAACTTGCAGATAATTGCCTTTGAAAATCTGTATATTTAGGAGTTATTTCAGATACTTCAGATATAGAAACTTTATGTATTTGAAGTTCTGAGTTAAATTCTCTTATCTTTTGAGTAGCGTGAGCAACACCCCCTGATAGCATATCAAGAAAATCCATATAACTCATCGCTCTTTCGGGTGGTTCAAACCTATCAAATATTGAAGGTGTTTCTTCGGTTGGAGTAAAACCTGTTAATAGTGGTTCAAGTTGTTCAATTTCTTTTCTCAATCTTTCTACATTTCGACTTGCACTTCTATTTACATACCATAGCTCACCAGTTCCCTCGAATGCTTTTTGTATGTCTAATATCTCTTGTTGCTTTTTTCTTATTTTTTCTAAAGCAGTTAAACCTTCATCTTCAGGTGTCATTGACTTAGAAAATTTATTAAATAAACGAGTAAATATACCTGCTTGAGCTTCGGCAGCTCGTTTTAAACCTGAAGTTTCAGCAAATCTTGCTAAAAAATTCTCCCAAGAATCCCTCATATTAGAAAATGAACCGACAGCAGTTTTAGATAATTTATCAGTAGCACCAACAATTCCTGCTGTTGGGTCAACTAATGCACTTTCTAATGCTTCTCTAAACTCAGGAAGTGTTGTCTTTGATAAATCTTCAATACCTTGTGAATCTTTTATTAATTGCAGAATACCACGCTCTCTAAGTATATCTGCTGCACCTGCACCACCTGCAAAAGCACGACCCAACGCACTTGCAGCTTCTGTTGCTGTTGTTCCCATAAACGCAGCAAGGTCGGTAACAGGCTTAATCATTTCCTGAGCATTAACACCAAATGCTCTTAATTGCACACCAGCTTCTACAACATCTTGAACTGCAAAAGGAGTCGTTGCAGCAATATCTCTAAATTCTGCCATCATTTGTGATGCTAAACCAACACTACCTGTCATAGAAGTTAATCTTGTTTCTAAGGCTTCGAAGTTTGCAGCAATCATAACAGACCTTTGCCCTAAAGCACCAAAAGGTCTTACAAATTGAGTCACAGCAAATGCTGTAAGTAACATTTTAGAACGAAGAACAGAAAAAGTACCACTTAAATTACGAGTTCTTTGCTCTTGTTTTCCTTGTTCTCTGTTGGCTTTTTTAGTTTCTGTTGTTAAAACAGTATTTGCACCTGCTAATTTCTTAGTTTCTCTCCGTAACGCTTTAATAGCATCAATAAGCTGTTTATCACCTTTCGGCTCAAACTTTACTCTAATCTTTCCTTCTGCCATCTATCTGTGCCTTTTCTTTTTGAGCAAATGCTTGTTTGAGAATAAAATACTGTTGCAACCATTTATAAGGTTGTTCTCCGTATGACCCACTATATGCTTGTGTTCCTGTTTCATTACAATATACATATCTTTGTATCGCTTTTTGGTTTTCCTTGCTTAGAATTAAATTTGGACAACAAAAAAAGGGAAGCTGTTTGGTAACGCTAAGAGCGACATCAAAATTCTTTCCCTTTTTATTCCATTCTTCTGCTTCATTAATAAGTTGTCCTATTATAGCATTGACATCATCCTTAGTCTTAAATAACTTTTTCCCTTGACCTGATATTGGTGGAGTTGCCTGATAGGGAAACTCGTGATAACTACAACCATTACAAATTGACGACAAATGAACATTCATCGCCAATTCAACACTTTCTACTCCCCCAAAGTGTTATGTTCTTTGACTAAGGCAACCAGTTCTATTTTTTCAGCTTCTGTAAGTGCTTTAATGAATTTATCATCGCTACCTTCAACACCTCGTCTAATCCAAGCAGTATTCGATTTATTTAATCCGTAAATAGAAATACCACCATCAGGTTCTTGACAGATATGTTGTAAGTCGTTGCAATAATCCATATCATCTATTGACATCTCTTTTAATGTCACTTCTTTTTTTGTGCTTAAAGTTTTAGTCATTAAACAGAAACCTCAACTAATGCTGTTGTGCTTGTAATCCCTGAACCTAAAGCCTTAACGGATAAATCTAATGCCATCATATCGCCTTCAGAAAAAGCAACATTAGTAAGGACAGATTTAGGGAATGAAAATTCAAATGAGCCGTCACTAAGAGTTCCATCTACACTCATTAATGTGTTCCCTTCACTCGCACCTGTTACTTGGTCATGGAAATTTTCAAATAATACATCAGTATTGTCATCATACTTAACATTAAAATCAGCAGTAGCAGATACCTCACCTACTCTTGAAACTGATTCATATCCTGTAGATGTAATCCCTGCAAAAACTGCATCATTTTCAATATTTAAAGTAAATGAATTAACTAAAGTGTGAGCTATACCAACTACTTGCCTTTCAGCAGAAGTCCAATTACTCATATAATAGTTATTGTTTGATATTTCAGTATCTATAGTCAATGATGCTTGTGTCAATACTGGCAAACTTCCTGTTTTAAAAGTAGCTGAAAACTTAACTCTACCACCTTCAGTTCCTGCATCAGCATTTAATGATAATGAAGTACAGAAACAATCTTTCAGACCTATAGAATGACCACTCGCAGGAGATTTGTAGCAAATAGAAAGTATTTGATTTGCAGTTTGATTTTCAGTAGTGTTTGTAAAGTTTTGAGAACTTGCATTAGATAACAAACCATAAGGAACTGTATCTCCCTCAGTTATATTTCCAAGCAATAAATCAGCTACTTCAGTAGTCAATGTTCCACTTACAGATACCTCTATTACTTTTGCTTTATTATCTTGAAAGAAATCGGTAGCCTGTAATACTCTGCTTCCTGTTCTGTGTTCTAAAACTTGATTTAAGTTCATAGATGGTGTTCCAACAGAATCGACATCTACAGCGACCCAATTTGTAGAATCGCCACCTGTTTCAAGATTTAATGTTCCAAAGTCATCTTGCTCTGCAATTAAGAATGAAAACTCTTTCGGACTATATGCCTTTACATTTACACCCATTATTTACTCCTTTAATCTAAATTTCCTAAATGTTGTCCTCGAAACTCAAACTGAACGACATAATTCTCTGAATCCTCTATTGCATCCAATAATGTAGTTTCAAATCGGTTGTTAAATAAACTTGATGAGTCAGATAGTGTTAAAGTAACATTATCGTGAATAAGTGCTTCAATCCTCGAAACCAATCGTAATACAGCATCCAATTTCGTTCTGCTATCAGATTTGTCACCGAAATACAGAAAGAAATTAATTGTAAACTCACGAAGTTCAGCATTAACATTATATTCAACTAATTCACTACCTACTGGGTCAAGTCTTAAATATTGACTACCAGCCTTCTCATTAACCTCACCCACATATACAGGTAAAGTGTTTCCAAATTCTGTTCTTAATACACTCTGCAATTTGTCGAGTATATTCTTAAAATTGTTTGTAAAAGTTATAGGCATTACGACCTCGTTAATTGAGCAGACTTGATTCCACGAGCATCATCAATCTCCTCACCAACTCCCCAAACTTCTACTTCCCAAACATCATGCTCCACAGCAGATGCTGTCATAAGATTCTCGGTATTTCCATTTGTGCCTGTAGGTGTTGAAGCTCCAAAGCGAACCTGTAAACCACCACTTAAAGATTGGTATTCGCCAGTAATAACTTCGTTATCAACAGCTAAATTACCTTTATTAATACCAAGTTTATCATTACCAACTGTCCATACAGAATACTTTGCAGTACCAATAACCCCTGCTGTTTCAATTTCAATTCTTATCTTATCATATACACCACCACGATAAGAACCTCGTAAATCAACAGGTCTTAATGTTCCACTTGCTGATAACTCTCTAATTATACCCTTAGAGGAATCAGCAGACTTCTCGAAGTCAAGTTTAATTTGACCACTAACTAACTTATCGAGTATCTCCTCGTATTCTTCTTTAATTCGTAAGGCATCCTCGTTCTCAGGGTCGTGTGCTGAAATCAAAAAATAAGCACATATTTGTGCTGTTGTCCTGATTACGAGATAAGGATACTCCCCTTCATCATTTTTGCTCATTTGTGCAGGAAGTGAAGCATCGACATAGCTGTCAAAATATCTTGATGCCTTATAAAGTAAATCTGTCTTATGTGTCGCCCAATCCTCACCACTTTCCATTAATGAATCATTAGGGTTATTAGTATTAGCACTATAAAATAAAACTGCATCACAACCTGAATTATACAACCATTGGTTTTCTTCAGACCATTCAACCCCAATATAAATATCGGTTGCAGTATCATGTGTAGCAGTAGATGTTCCTAAAAATCCACGCTCAACAGTTATTGTATTTGATGAAATGTTGGTAATAAGCATTTTTTCACTATCAATTTTTATAATATCACCATAGCCAAAAACACTTGCATCTACTACATCAATCGCAGTTTCAACTATATCTACAGCTTCATTTGTATTAGTAGTAGAATCTGCATAAGATTCAACCCTTTGATATGGAGTTAAATCTTCACCATCTTTAAACAATACATTAACTAAACCTGAATTATCTCCTTCATACAACTTAAATCCACCATGTGAAAACAATTCTTTCCAAGCGTATATCTGTTGTTTACCATCATACTTATCTATATTGGGATAAACATCTCTTAAATCAGAAACTGTAGCGTATGTGACTTTATTTGGCATTATTTAAGTCCTATAATTTCGATTGTTGTATCTACTTTAGAATTACAAGAACGACCTGCTACTGCTGCAATCGAGTTACCTTCATCTGTGCCGAATCTATTACCACCACTTTGTGATGAACCATAATTAGCAGAAAGAACAAACTCTGCGTTAGCTGGTGCGTTTGTTAAGTTTATAGCACCTGAATTATAAGAGATAGTACCATTACACACACCACTAATATTACCATTACCATCATCATAAGCCATTTGACTTATATTTTTAGTTTCTAAACCTGTCCGTTTATCAATAATAGTATCAGGTGGCAACTTAGAAGCGACAGGTGCTTCTACATTAGCAATAGCAGGTAAACGACCAACTCCAAATGGTGTAGTTCCTGATGTAGGTGCTGCAAGTAAAATAGCAGAAGTGGATAAATAACTACCTGATGTAAACCTTATATCACCATTTACAATTCCAACATTTACTTTCTTTTCAAACAAATTAGAACCAGCAGTATAAAATTGAGTATCTAAAGCATCCTGTATTTTATTAATGATACCATTTGTGCCACCAAAAGTAACATCTGATGAATCTGTAGTAAATGTTAAGTCCTCAAATACAGAACCACCATCAACAGTAATATTAAATTTATATTCTGTGCTAACTGCTAATCCCGAAGAAGTTGAGGATGTAATATTTGATAAACCAATTTCTTGGAATCCTTGTGAGTAAAACTTAATAGCAACATTATTTACACCCATTGATTCTTGATTACTACTTCCATCGGTATTACGACCATATCCAAAGAAATTCATCGCTTTAAATTTACCTGAAGCATCTGTTTGTGATACCGAATATTTATCGTAATCAACAAAAGCATTAAAAAATGGTAATCTAATCGCAGTATTATCTGAATGAGTGGTGGCAGTTGAACCATGAGTTCCACGAATTACGGTTAAAGTATTCGAAGATATACCAGTAACTTCCATAATCTCATCTTCAATTCGAATCAAATCGCCAACAAAAAAATATGCACTTTCATCGACATCTATTGCTGTTTCTGAACCATCAATATCTTCATTTACTAATTGTGCATCACTTGCTGCAACATTATTTAACGCTCTATACATATTTGGATGAGGTAATACATTATCCAAAGTATAAGCATTATTAGATGAATTTGTGCTACTGCCATACATTTGCCTAATGTTGGGGAAATAAATAAAATCTTGTGATGCCAATATAAATTTCTGAAAAGCATTAGCACCTGTAGTATCAGGAGTAGCATCAGTATGAGTTTGGCTTTGAATAATTATTTCAGCAGGAACTTGACCAGTATTTTTTATAATTAAACTTTTAGCATCACTAATTGAAGCCACACCTACTGTTTTAGCACCTGTTAATAGTAAGTTACCACCATTTGCGTTATCTACAGTTTGCCTAATGTTAAAAACTTCCGAATAATTTCCACTTTTAGAAGCAGTTAATGTGTCACCTCGACCTGTTGTTATATTTAAATTTGCATTAAAATTTGGCATAAAATTTCCTTTTAAGTTAAATGGTACTTAATTTTACAATTTAAGCTAATATCTGAGTTTACAGAATCCATCCTTGCTAAAAACATTAATACGCTACCTGAAGATACAGAAGCATTTTGTATAGTCATTGATTGATAATAAGCCTGTTCGTAACCTGCATTATTAATATCACTTCCATCGGCAACAACAACTCCACTACTCAAATCACCGCTTGTAGCACTATTTCCAGTATCAATCGTATAACTCATTAAATGAAATCTACAAGCAGTATCGGCTGTGGCAGTATCAGAACCCATCCATACATAAACAGCATCTACACTAATACTTGAATCTACATACATTATACAATTAACCAAATCATCTGCTGTTGTAGATACAGTTAAGCTTGTATCGGGATTAGTTCCTGTTCCTAATGTAACTAAAGCACCTGACAAACCATTAGAGTTAAATGGAACTGCTGTATGGGTGTTTGCACTCATACCTGCAAATATTGTATCAGCCGAAGATACACCGAAATAAGCATATTGAGTGTTTACATGATTACCTAATGCCTTTACTGCATCATTCGTAGAATCTACTTGAAATAAAATGTTTCCATCTTTATCATAAATAACAGAATTAGTAGTAGAATCAGCAGTAGGTTGAACCTTGAAATTATTAGTAGATAAATACAAAGCAGAACCATTACCATTACCACTTCTGACTTGGTCGATGTTAGTATCGAAACCAGCATTAGAATTGTCAATACTGATAATATCTTTATAGGTTGATGCTATTG